TGATCACTCCTCCCAGCGGTGCTCAGGGTGGGTCGTGCGCGCGCAGGCTTCCTCGCGCATCATCTCATGGGCGCGTGCCATCTCGACCATCCCGTCGGCCTGGCTCATCCGCCCCGACATGACTTCATCCATCACCCAGTTCACCCGCTCCTGCGCGGGGCTGGTGTGGCCCCGCCATCCGTCGCTCATCGAGCTGTGTCCCATCTTTTCCTGTGCGCGCATCGTGGTCTCCGATCCTCATTTAAGGGGTGCGATACACCCGTTTGCCTTGCACCATGAATCGCTCTATCGCGGAGTGTAATCAACTGAATAAGATCGTTATTTCCGTTTAAATCCAATATCTTGAGGTTAATGTAATCGCCATGGAAGGTATGTCCGAACGCGAGTATTCCGCCCATTCCGGCCTGTCCCGCGGGGCCATCCAGAAAGCTCGCAAAGCCAGTCGGCTGGTGGTTTACAGTGACGGGTCGATCAATGCGGCGGCGTCTGATGTACGCCGGGCCGACATGACCGACCCCGACCAGCAGCGGCGCAGCACCGGCGGCGGCGAAAGCAGTTTCAGCGGCCCCGCCGACAGCTCGTCCTATCTGAAGGCCCGCACCGCGCTGACCGTCTACCAGGCGCAGGACAAGCAGCTTGGCATCCAGAAGAAGAAGGGCACGTTGGTCGACCGCGCCCGGGCCGAGGCACTGGTCTTTCGCCTTGCGCGGCAGGAACGCGACACATGGGTGACGTGGCCCAGCAGGGTGGCGGCATTGATGGCGGCCGAAGTGGCTTTGGGAGTGGAAAAGCAAACCGGCACGCCGGTGATCATTGAGGCCACGATCCTGCAGAGGGTGTTGGAAGCCCATGTCAGACAGCACCTCGAAGCCCTTGCCGATCTCAGGGTCAGCCTCGGATAGCGACAACACGGCCAGCGATGATCTGACCGCAGACCTCGACCTCGGGTTTGATGGGGCTGAGGATATCTTGCGCAGCTGGCGCAAAGGCATGCGCCCGGATCCTGACCTGACGGTATCGGAATGGGCGGATGCGCATCGCTGGCTGTCGTCGCGTGCTGCGGCCGAGCCGGGGCGATATCGCACCGCGCGAGCGCCCTATTTGCGCGAAATCATGGATGCCCTGTCGCCCCGCCATCCGGCGCAACGCATCTCGTTCATGAAAGCAGCGCAGGTTGGTGCGACGGAGGCTGGCAACAACTGGATCGGGTTCGTCATCCACCACGCGCCGGGGCCGATGTTGGCAGTCTTGCCGACGGTGGAAATGGCCAAGCGCACCTCGCGCGGGCGGCTCGATCCACTGATTGCGGAAAGTCCGGTTCTTCGCGCGCTTGTCAATCCGGCCCGGTCACGCGACGCGGGCAATTCGATGCTCTCAAAAGAGTTCCAAGGTGGCATCCTGGTGCTGACCGGGGCCAACTCTGCCACCGGCCTGCGGTCGATGCCCGCGCGATATATCTTTCTCGACGAGGTCGACGCTTATCCGGCCTCAGCCGACGAGGAAGGCGATCCGGTCACACTGGCCGAGGCCCGGACCACCACCTTCTCGCACCGGCGCAAGGTGTTCATGGTCTCGACCCCGACGATCCGGGGCATCAGCCGGATCGAGCGGGAATATGAGGCATCGGACCAGCGTCGGTACTTCGTGCCCTGCCCACATTGCGGCGCGATGCAATGGCTGCAGTTTGAACGCCTGCGTTGGGATAAAGGACGGCCTGACACGGCGACCTATCATTGCGAGGGCTGCGAGAAGCCCATCGCCGAGCATCACAAGACGCAGATGCTGGCGGCAGGAGAGTGGCGGGCGACGGCGACCTCAGTTGATCCGCATTCCATCGGTTTTCACATCTCGGCGCTCTATTCGCCACTGGGCTGGAAGAGTTGGCAACAGATCGCGCGGGACTGGCTCGCAGCCCAAGGCTCGGAGGAAATGCTGCGCGCCGCACGCAACACCCTGCTGGGCGAGACATGGGTCGAAAGTGGCGACGCGCCGGAATGGCAGCGGCTGGCAGAACGGCGCGAAGCCTATGGTGGTGTGCAGGTCCCTGTCGGTGGTCTGTTCCTGACCGCCGGTGTCGATGTGCAGAAGGACCGCATCGAGGTCGATGTCTGGGCCTGGGGTCGGGATAGGACAAGCTGGCTGGTCGATCACATTGTCATTGCCGGTGGTCCGGATGATCCCGCCTGCTGGGACAAGCTGACCGCCCTCTTGGGGCGGACTTGGGCCTGCGCCAATGGTGCTGTGATGGTGATCGGCAAGCTGGCGATCGACACCGGCTATGAAGCCCCAGCTGTGTATGCATGGGCGCGGAAACAGGGGTTCGACCAGGTTTCGCCAATCAAAGGGCTGGAAGGCTTCAACCGGGCCACGCCGGTGTCGGGGCCGACCTTTGTCGATGCGACCATCGGCGGTAAACGCCTGCGCCGGGGCGCGCGGCTCTGGTCCGTGGCCACGGCGACGTTCAAGACCGAGACCTACCGCTTCCTTCGGCTGGAACGGCCTTCGGATGAAGATCGGGCGCTGGGCATCTGTGATGCGCCCGGCACAGTGCATCTACCCGACTGGATCGACACCGAATGGCTGAAACAACTGGTGGCCGAACAGCTCGTCACCGTGCGCAACAAGCGCGGCTACAGCCACCCCGAATGGCAGAAAATGCGCGAGCGTAACGAGGCGCTGGACTGCCGGGTTTATGCCCGCGCTGCGGCATGGATCATGGGCGCGGATCGCTGGGACGAGGCGACATGGCGGCGGCTGGAAGAACAGGCAGGGGTGGAAACGCGCCCGGCACCGCAACTGGCCACGCCAATTGAACCAACAACGCCTGCCGCGCCAAAAGCCGGAACACCAACGACGCCCCGGCGCAAACGCCGGGCTTACACACCGAACTTCATGAGGGATTGAGATGGATCTGGAACGGATGCGCGCCTTGCTGGCGGCACTGCAGGAAGCGCGCTACGCGGGCGTCCGCTCGGTCAGCTATGACGGCAAGACCATCAACTATGGCTCGGACATCGAGCTGGCCAATGCGATTGCCGATCTGGAGGGTCGGATTGCCACAGCCGCTTCTGGCGCCCCGCGTCGTCGGCGCTGGGGCACTGTCGCCTCAAAGGGTCTGTGACAGATGGCATTCGAGGCATTCCGCCAGCGGCTCGGTTCGATCATCGGCGGCTTCGATGCTGCCCAAGCCCACCGTCGCCTGCGGGGCTTCCGGGCCAGCCGCGCCCATGTGAATACGCTGATCGCGGCGTCTGGCGACACCATTACTGCCCGCGCCCGCTGGCTGGTTCGGAACAATGGCTATGCGGCGAATGCGGTGGAAAGCTTCGCCAGCAATGTGGTCGGCGATGGGATCAAACCCTCATCTACGATCGCGGATGCGGCCAAGAAGGAAGAACTGCAGGCGCTGTGGCTGGCCTGGACGGATGATGCCGATGCCGAGGGCCTGACCGATTTCTACGGGCTGCAGCGCCGGGCCGCCCGGGAGGTGTTTCTGTCAGGCGAGGTGTTCATCCGGATCCGGCCCCGCCGGGCGGAGGATGGTCTCACCGTGCCGCTACAATTGCAGATGCTCCCCGCTGAAATGCTACCCCTCGACATGAACCGGACCCTGCCAGGCGCGGGGCTGATCCGGCAAGGGATCGAATTCGACGGCATCGGTCGCCGCGTCGCCTATCACTTCTTGCGCCGCCATCCGGGTGATCTGACCGACCCCGGCCTCACCAATGAGACCGTCCGTGTGCCCGCCGCAGATGTGATCCATGTGCTGGACCCGGTCGAGGCAGGTCAGCTGCGCGGGGTGTCGCGATTTGCCGCCGCAATCGTCAAGCTGTTCACGCTGGACCTCTACGACGACGCGGAGCTGGAGCGGAAGAAAATCGCGGCGATGTTCGCAATGTTCATCACCTCGCCAGCGCCCGAAACCCCGCTGGAGCCGACTGAAGATGATTTGGAGGTTGAGCCCGGCCAAGTGGTGCGGCTGGACCCCGGCGAGGATGTCTCGACCCCGTCCACGCCAGATTCTGGTGGCACCTACGAGCTGTTCCAATACCGAACCTTGCTGCAAGTCGCGGCGGCGCTGGGCATCCCCTACGGCTACCTGACGGGTGACACCGCCAAGGGCAACTTCTCGAACACACGGATATCGCTGATCGAATTCCGCCGTCGCATCTCGGCCTTGCAACATGGCGTGCTGGTGTTCCAGCTTTGCCGCGCCGTTTGGACCCGCTGGATGGATGTCGCCGTGCTGTCAGGTGCCATCGATTTACCCGGTTATGACAGACAGCGGCGACAATATCAGGCCTGCGCCTGGTTGCCGACCAAATGGGACTGGATCGATCCGATGAAGGATGCCTCGGCAGAGATCCTGCAGATCGAGTCCGGGCTGAAATCGCGCACGCAGGCCATTTCCGAACGCGGCTATGACGCCGAACAGGTCGACCGCGAGATTGCCGCGGAACGCAAACGCGAATTGGCGCTGGGCCTCGACTTCCGCCGTCCGGGATCCCCTGCCCAAGGACCGGGCGCTGCCAGCGGCAAGGATGACAAGGAGGACGGCGCGGAAGGCGACGACGCGCCTGAAGATGCCGAAGACGAACCTGCCCCCAAGGATGAACCGTGATGCACCACGCCCAGATCGCCCAGCGCGCCTTCAACACACCCCTGATGGTCGACCCGGCAAAGGCGCTGGCCTTTCTGTCCGGGCTCGGGCCTCGCATCACGGGGCAGGAAATCACCTTCCATGGGCTGGAAGTGGAAGCCGCTGACCAGACAACCGCCAGCCTGCCAGCCCGGGCGTCGCTGTTCGGAAATGACCTCGCCCAGCGCCACCAGCGAAATGGCAGCCAACCCTTCGCCGTAATCGACGGCATTGCCGTGATCGAAATTGCGGGCACACTTGTGCACCGTGGTGCATGGATCGGGCAATCTTCCGGACTGACCTCCTATGAGGGGATCGCGGCCCAACTGCAGGCCGCGCTGTCCGATCCCGGCGTGCGCGGCATTGCGCTCGACATCGACAGCTTTGGGGGCGAGGTGGCCGGGGCCTTTGATCTGGCAGATCGTATCCGGGCAGCGCGTCAGATGAAGCCCGTTTTTGCATTCGTCGCAGAACATGCGTTGTCCGCTGGCTATGTCTTGGCGTCACAAGCCGACCGCATCATCCTGCCGCGCACCGGGGCGGTCGGCAGCATCGGCGTCGTTGCGCTGCACACGGATATGAGCGGCGCACTGGATCAAAAGGGCATTGCCGTCACCCTGATCCATGCTGGGCTCCACAAGATCGACGCCAATCCGTACCAGCCGCTGCCCGAGGCGGTGCATGACCAGATGCAGCGCGAGCTCGAGGTAGTCCGCTTCCTCTTCGCCGAAACCGTCGCCGCCGGTCGCGGGGATCGGCTCAGCGATACCGCCGCACTTGCCACCGAAGCGGCTGTGTTTCGCGGTGCCGATGCCATCGCTGCCGGTCTTGCCGACGATATCGCCGATCCCGTCACGGCCTTCCACGCTTTCGCCGCCGCGCCCCGCGGCACCAATCCCACCAGCAGAAAGGGTCCACAGATGACCACGACGCCTGAAACACCTGCCGAAACCGTCGACACACCTCCAGTCGGGGCTGCACCACCGGCTCCGGCTGCAGCGGCCGCCGTACACGCGCCCAATCCGGTGGCGATGTCAGCCGACGCAGTTCGCATTGAAGCAGCAGAAGTTGCACAGGTCTGCGCGCAGGCGGCCCGGCTCGGAGTGACCATTGACGCCGCCGACGCGGTCAAGCGCGGGTTGAAGCCCGAAGCCCTTCGCGCCCGCGTCCTGGCCGATTTGGCCGCCCGCAGCGATGCCGCTGGCATCATCGCCACCGCCCCGGCTGCGGCGGCTGCAAAAGACAGCCCGATCATCGCAGCTGCCAAAAAGGCTGCAACCGACGCCAAACGCTGATCCAGCGCCCACTTCCCTCACCCAAAAAATGGAGACTGACCAATGCCCGTCCTGACGGAACAGCCCAGCATGGGCGATGTCCTTAAATATGAGGTCAACCCGAACTACACCCGCGAAGTCATCACCCTGTTGATTGGCATGCCCTATCCCGTCGGCTCGGTCCTCGGGCGCATCACAGCCAGCGGCAAATACAAGCTGGCCACCAGCGGTGGCGCAGACGGTGCGCAAACCGCTACGGCCGTCTTGCTCTATGCCGTCGACGCCACGCTCGCCGACGCCACTGGCATTGTGGTCGCGCGCGGTCCCTCAATCGTGTCGCGCGCAGGTCTGGCCTACGACGCCACTGTCGATGACGGCGCGAAGATCACCACCAAGCTCGGCCAGCTGGCCGCCGTCGGGATTATTCCCCGCGACGGCGTCTGACCCCACATCCCCTTCATCCCCCGGAGCACCCCATGACCCTTGTCCGCAATCCCTTTGACGCTGGCGGCTATTCGCTGGCTGAGATGACGCAGGCCATCAATATCCTGCCCAATCTCTACACCCGCCTTGGCCAGATCGGCCTCTTCCGCTTCGAGGGCGTCAGCCAGCGCTCGGTGATCATTGAGCAATATGAGGGCGTGCTGAACTTGCTGCCCTCCGTCCCGCTGGGCGGCCCCGCCACCGTCGGCACCCGCGAAGGGCGGTCCATGCGCAGCTTTGCCCTGCCATGGATTCCACATGACGACGTGATCCTGCCAGGCGACATCCAAGGCCAACCGAGCTTGCGCGTCTTCGATGCTGCCGACCCACTGGTCGAGGTGATGAACCGCAAATTGCAGCTGATGCGCCGCAAGCATGCCCAGACCCGCGAATACATGGAGATAAACGCCCTGCGCGGCATCGTCAAAGATGGCGCGGGCACCGCCCTTTACAACTACTTCACCGAGTTTGGTCTGGCGCAAATCTCGGTGGACTTCGTGCTGGGCACGGCTGGCACCAATGTTCAGGGCAAGGTGCGCGAAGTCCTGCGCGCCATGGAAGACAACCTGCTGGGCGAAAGCATGAACGATGTGCATGCCCTCGTCAGCCGGGAATTCTTCGACAAGCTGATCGCGCATCCCAAGACTGAGGAAGCCTACAAGTTCTACGCCGCCACGGGCGCGCAGCCCCTGCGCCAGGATGTGCGGCGCAACTTCCCCTTCGCGGGCATCGTGTTCGAGGAATACTCGGGCACAGTCACGCTTTCCACCAAGGCAACCGAACGACTGGTCCCCGCCAGCGAAGGCATCGCCTTCCCTCTTGGGACAATGGACACCTTCACAACCTATGGCGGCCCGGCCAACCTGCTGGAGGCGGCCAACACCATGGGCTTGCCACTCTATGCCCGCCAGCATCTGGATGAGAAGGGACGCTGGATTGACCTGATGACCGAGGCCTCGATCCTGCCGGTGAACAAGCGGCCGCGCATCGCGATCCGCATTCACACCTCGAACTGACGGATCCGCCATGAACGTCTTTGTCGCCGCCGTGGACCGCATCTATGCCAACCCGTCCATGGCGGTGGCGGCCCTGTGGATTTCCGCAACCACGTCAGAGGAAATGCCAATCCGTGTCATCCGCCGCGCCCCGGATCGCATCACCGAGTTCGGTGCGGCCCGTTTTGTCAGTGATACGATGATGGTGGACGTGCGCGTTGCAGACCTGCCCGATCCCCGCCCCAGCGATCTGATCGTGATCGGGGCCGACAGCTTCACCATTCAGGGCGAACCTGTCCGCGACCGCGAACGCCTGGTCTGGTCCTTGGACCTGCGGACAACATGAGGCTCAGGATCGAGATCAATCCCGACATCGCCGCTTTGATGCAGGCTGAGATTGCTGCTGGCGAAAAAGCAGTGTCTTCCGCCATGCGCGAAGCTGGCACCGGTCTCAAATCCGCCTGGCGTGGGCAGATCACCGGCGCTGGGCTGGGCATAAGGCTTGGCAACAGCATCCGCCTCGCCAGCTTCCCGAAATCCGGCGACAGCCTGAATGCGGCGGCGCTCGTCTGGTCCAACGCCCCGGTGATCATCGGCGCGCATGATACCGGGCCGCTCATCCGGTCCAAGGATGGGTTCTGGTTGGCGATCCCCACCCCGGCCGCTGGCAAAAGCAGCAAAGGCGGCCGCATCACCCCCGGCGAATGGGAGCGCCGCACCGGCCTGCGCCTTCGGTTCATCTATCGCCGGAGGGGGCCAAGCCTGCTGGTGGCCGAGGGACGGCTGAATTCCAAAGGTCGGGCTGTGGGGTCAAAGTCTAAAACCGGACGCGGACTGGCAACCGTGCCGATCTTCCTGCTGGTGCCGCAGGTCAAGCTGCGCAAGCGGCTGGATCTGGCGCGGGATGCAGAACGGGCGGTGGATTGTGTGCCCGGGTTGATCGTGGCGGGGTGGGTGGACCAGTGACCACTAGAATATGGAGACTACTATGCAGGTCGGCCGTTGTCCGAATCGGCACGGTATTTTACAGTTTTCGGTGTTAAAGTAGCTTCGTTTTTCGTTTTCGGTTCGCCGCCTTCATCAAAGGAACAACATAATGGGTTCGCCGTCTGATGCAGAGATTTCACTTGAGCAAAAAATTTGGCTTGCTGAGAATGAACTCGCTCTAAAGAAAATTGAGTTATCCTTAAAAATCAAGGAGCTTGAAAAAAAGCCGGGCGCTCTCAGAATTCTGTTCACATCCTACGCTCCCATTTTGACTGCGCTTCTAGCAGCCGCAGTCACTCTTTGGGTAACCAACTTCAATAGTGAGGCGACGGCCAATCGGCAAGCAGAGCTCATAAGTCTTCAGCGTACATCTGAGGACTTAAAGACTTGGCGCGAAGCTGTGACAAGGCATAGCATCGCAGAGCATAAATCAACCCACTCCGCTCCATATAAGCCGTTGATAGCCAATGATGAGACAATATTGACACTGTGCAGCCTATGGCTTGATGGGCTAACCACGCAAGAATCAATCGAGACAGCAAACAGCTATATTCAGCGCAAAGAACTTTGCGCAATTTTTGTTGGCGGCTACTTCTCTTTAGCACCTAAGGGGGACGCCGACGATGGCCTCCGTGCACAATGCGCGAGGTCAGAATGGATTTTTGCGTCTGCGAGGGCCAGTGACCAAGGGTACCGTCCAAATGACACGGACACACTTGAACTGGCTGCACCGGAAGGACATTTCTTGGGTGAATACGAAGTTATCGAGGAGAGTTATCGAAAGCGCAGTGGACCACCGCTTCGTGAATCCACAAAAGCCGAAGTAGGTGGCGAAGAATTGCTTGGACTGCCTATCGCTTACAAAGCAAAAATTGGCTGTACAAACTCAAGTGGATTGGGTCGGACCTGCGAAAGCAAGGCGACAGTTCGGGCGCGCGCGTTTCCTGCGGATTGCGCGCGTTTTATTGCTGAAAACTAGACAGAAGCAAGGCTGTTTGGCTGCAGATAGTCACCGGGACTTTGGGTAGATTCTGTGGAGTCGTTTTCTTTTTTCTGCACTATCAATCCTGTTAAGCGGAAGCAAAGAATGCCCACCACCCGCGAAACCGTTCTCGCCGCGCTCCACACGCGGCTGCAGCCGCTTGCCGCCCTCACCCTGCGCGATGAAGTGTTGCCCGAGCGGATCCCGGCAACCGGTCTGATCATCCTGCGCGATGGTCAGCCGGGCGAACCGGAAGTCACGCTGTCGCCGCTGCGCTACCATTACCAGCACCGCGCCGAGCTCGAGGTTGTCGTCCAAGCCCCCAATAGCCGGGCCAACGCTTTCGACGCCCTGATCGCTGCCATCGGTGTGGCGCTGGAATCCGACCGCACCCTTGGCGGCCTTTGCGACTGGGTCGAACCCGAAGCCCCAGCCTCGGTCGATCTACCCATCGAGGGCGCAGCGGCGCTCAAAGCTGCGGTGATCATGATCAACCTGCATTACACCACCACCGGCCCTCTGGCCTGACACCCCACCATAAAGGAGACCCCCATGGCACGTGCGCAAGGCGCGCGGGCGCAGATGGCGCTTGCGTATGAGACAGTTTACGGCACCCCGCCGCTCGGTGGTTTCACAAAGATGCCCTTTGCCAGCACCTCGTTGGGATCGGAACAACCGCTCCTGAACAGCGAATTGCTTGGGTATGGCCGCGACCCTCTCGCCCCGATCAAGGACGCGGTGACGGCCGACGGCGATGTCATGGTGCCAATCGACGCCGAAGCCTTCGGGTTCTGGCTGAAGGCGGCCTTCGGGGATCCGATTACCTCTGGCGTTGGGCCTTACACCCATGAGTTTCGGTCGGGCAGCTGGACCCTGCCATCGATGTCGATCGAGACCGGCATGCCCGAGGTGCCGCGCTTTGCGATGTATTCCGGCTGCGTGCTGGATCAGCTGTCGTGGCAGGTGCAGCGCTCCGGCCTTTTGACCGCCACCGCCCGTCTGGTGGCACAGGGCGAGACCATCGCCACTTTGAGCGGCGCGGGCACGCCTGCTGAGCTGGCGCTGAAGCGGTTCGGCCATTTCAACGGCGCGATCAGCCGGAACGGCAGCGCCCTCGGCAACGTGGTCTCGGCCGAGATCACCTATGCCAACAACCTCGACCGGATCGAGACCATCCGCAGCGACGGCAAGATCGACGGGGCAGACCCGTCCATCGCAGCACTGACCGGCCGGATCGAGGTCCGCTTTGCCGACAGCACGCTGGTGACGCAGGCGATCAACGGCGATCCCTGCGAGATCAGCTTCGCCTATGTCCTGCCCTCTGGGGATAGCTTCACCTTCACCGTTCACGCCGTCTACCTGCCGCGCCCCCGGATCGAGATTTCCGGGCCGCAGGGCGTGCAGGCCACTTTCGACTGGCAAGCCGCCAAGGGCACCAGCCCCGCCCGCATGTGCACCGCAACCCTGATCAACGATATCGAGGCCTACTGATGATCCGTCTGAACCTGACCGCTACGCCGCAATGGCTGGACCTCGCCCCCGGCTTGCGCCTGCTGGTCGGCCCCCTGACCACCGCCTTGATGGTTTCGGCCCGCGCCGATCCTGCCATCGGGGCACTGTCTGAGGGTGCTTCCCAAGAGGAATTGGCGCTGGCCATGGCCAAGGCCGTGGCCCGCCGCGCGGTGCTGGATTGGGAAGGTGTCGGCGATGACGCAGGCAACATCGTGCCCGTCACCCCCGAGGGCATCGACGCGCTGCTGGAAATCTGGCCAGTCTTCGAGGCGTTCCAGACACAATATGTCGCGCGTGGCCTGATCCTGGACGCAGAAAAAAACGTCTCCGCGCCCTCGCCGAGTGGTCCTTCGGCGGCGGCGAGCGGTACTGTGCGGCCTGCGAGGGGCGCTGCCCCGAGTGCCCCGCAAGACTGAACCGGCCGCAAACGCCGGAGGGTTGGCAGGTCTGGGATCTGGTCGGCCGTCTTGGTGGGCAACTGCGCGTGATCCCCGGCGCAGTGCTGGGCTGGGACATGGGCGCGGCCCTCGCCCTCGCGGCCGCGCTGGGCATCGACCCGCTGATCGCCGCCGAACTGCTGCCCGAGATCGAGGCCGTGATGGTGCGCAAACTGAACGAACAGATGGAAGGAGGCCGCGATGGCTGAAAAACGCGTATCCGTCCGCCTTGTGGCAGAAGGCGGCCGCCAGGTCCGCGCCGAGTTGGAAGGGATCGGCGATGCTGGCGCGCGGGGCTTCGGCCGTCTGTCGACCGAGATGGAGCTGGCCAATACCCGCCTCGCCAGCTTCGCCCGCAAGGCCGGGATTGCGCTTGCGGCGGTGACCGTCGCCGTGGCCGCCGCTGGCGTGGCGATGATCCGCTCGGGCCTCACCAATGTCGACGCACAGGCCAAGCTCGCCCAATCCATGCAGACCACGGTCGAAAGCGTGCAGACCCTGACATGGGCCGGAGAGCTGGCTGGTGTGTCGATGGGCGAGATCGAGCAGGCCACCAAGAAGCTGACCACGCGCCTGTCGGAAGCGGCCACCGGTTCGGGA